ATCACTGTCGGGTATCAGCTGCTCGCCAAGAGTAATGCGGAATTCCGGAATGCTTATAACAAATTGAATTCATTACTTGATGTGGCAGAAGCGAAGCTGATCTTCTTGGACGAACCGGATAAGTATTATGTTGGAACGAAGGTGAATGCCGGCGATGTGCCGCATGGCAGGAATGCGATCACTGCAGAAATTGAGTTCTATTGCTCAGATCCATTTAAATATTCCGTGGAAGAGTACGAAGTTGCGCCAACTGCAGATGACGGGACAACATTTGTTGTTGATTATAAAGGAACGTATAAAGCACATCCAACGTTCGAAGCAGTGATGGAAAATGGAGAGAATGGATTTGTCGGATTCGTTGATCAGGATAAACATATTTTGCAGATTGGAAATATTGAGGAAACAGACGGAGAGAACTACAAAGCGAATGAAACTCTTGCAACGCTACAGGACTTTTTCAATGCACCAGATGATACAACCGGAACAGATTATATGCATCCGCTCTATGGAGCGAAAGGATCCCTCGGAGCATCAACATGGTTTAATACCAAGTTCCTCTCTTTGAAGTCTGCAGGGCAACAGGTTGGCCGCGCAAACGGTGGACTCAGAACCATAATTCTTCCGGCGGACTCAACCGGTGATCAGGAAGGGTGTCAGAACTTTTATTCTTATTTCCATATCCTGTTTTATGCCGGATTGATGGGACAGACCGGAGAAATGTGTATTAACTATTTGACGGCGGACGATAAGCTTATTGCCGGTGTGAACTGGTATAAATCGGATATGAGCGGAAATACAGGACATTATGATCTAGTCTGCTACAATTCGAACAAGAAGAGTACCGATCAGCAGGCGGGACGTGTGCTGAAAACGTACACTTATATGACAAGTCATCTGCGGAAGCAAAATCCGTGGTACTGGAACTGGGGACATTGTGATCTTAGAAAAGAAGGCAGTAAACTTACATTTTTCTATAATGGCAGTTATCCGAGCTTCAATATTCCGGAAATAGCGGATATGAAATGTGCCAAGATTCAGATTGCGATTAAGCAGAGAGGAACAAGATCAGGGAATAAGTATCTTACATACAACGGGATCAATGCTTTTTATTTTCAGAAGTTACATGTAAAAAAATGGAGAGATGTACCGAATAAATTTGCGCAGGACTGCAGTTTGATTGCAAATTGTTCAGATGGATCAATTCGGATGAATGGTCTGCCAAAGCCGGATCTGGGAGCTCTTGGGAATGACTGGGAAACATTTTGCTTGAAGCCGGGAGTTAATCAGGTTCAATGCTTGTGCTCCAGCTGGGCGAAGAAACCGACGTTTAAAATGAAGTACAGGGAGGTGTTCTTGTGATCATATATTTTGCTGACAGGGCAATGAACATTCTTGGATCAGCATCTACCGGACTGCCGAAGGGACTAATGATTACAAATGATAAAAAGACAGAAGAAATATCCGAAGGTGTGGCAATCTTTGAATGCAATTTGGATTTGGATGAGGACGAAGAACAGGAAGTTGATGTGAAGAAGCTTGCTGCAGTTGGAAATTTTATCCTAAAACAGGGCGCAGACAGCAGTGAAGCTGAAGTATATACAATCATTGATTCGACGATTGATCCGATCAAAAAAGATGCATCTATCTATGCGGAAGATGCAGGACTGGACCTGTTGAATGAGGTAGTCGGAGCGTATGCTGCAGATAAAGCTTATAACATTGCCTATTACATTAATAAATTTGCGTATGATTCCGGATTTGAAATCGGAATCAATGAGGTAAGTAATCTTACAAGAAAGTTGTCCTGGGATGGCGAAGACACAGCAACGAAAAGACTATTGAGTGTAGCCACACAGTTTGACAATACCGAGATTGGATTTAGTTTCAAAGTCGAGAATATGGCTGTGACCGGAAAATACATCAACGTGTATAAGAAGCGGGGAAATGATTCGGGCGTCACTCTGACCGTTGGCAAAGAGATAAGCGGATTTAAGATTAAGAGTTCTATTGCAGATCTTGCGACCGCATACCGTTGTACTGGTGGAACACCGGAAGGATCAGAAAATTCGATTACACTTGATGGGTACAAATATGATGACGGAGATTTTTATGTAGAAGGATCCTATGTGAAATCCCGGAAAGCACTGGAAAAGTGGAGCCGGTATCAGATTAAGACAGAAAAGAATAAGAATGATGTTGGACATATCGTAAAATCCTTTACATACGATACGACATCGAAATCTGAATTGTGCAATCGAGCCGTATCCAGTCTTAAGAAGATCTGTGATGAAGCTGTTACCTATGAGGTAGAGTTGTTATATCTTCCAGATGGGGTGAAGGTAGGTGACACGGTATCCATTGTTGATGATGACGATAATATATATCTTACTGCAAGACTGTTGAAATTAGAGATGTCAGAATCGAACGATACAAAAGAAGCAGAGTTAGGGGATTATGTAAGACAGGGAAGCGGAATTGATGAAAAAGTCATTGAGCTGGCAGAGCGATTTGAGAAGATCGCTAAGAATCGTAATTTTTATACATGGACAGCCTTTGCAGATGATGAAAATGGAACGGGAATTTCGGCCAATGCTTACGGAAAAGACTATCTCGGAATCGCTACGAACCGGCTTGCGAAAGAAGCTGATCTTTCCGATCCGACGCAGTACACATGGGTAAAGATAAAAGGTGAGCAGGGCATTCCGGGAACAGCGGGTAAAGATGGTAAAACAACATATTTCCATATGAAATATTCGGCGGTACCGAACCCGACATCATACAGTGACATGACGGAAACACCAAACAAATATATTGGAACCTATGCAGATTATGAACTGGATGACAGTACAGATCCATCGAAATATACGTGGGGAAAATTCCAAGGCGACAACGGCGAAGATGGTGCAGATGGAATTCCAGGGAAAAATGGAGAGAACGGCGAGACGAGTTATGTGCATTTTGCTTATGCGACCAGTGCGGATGGAAAAACTGGATTTTCGACAACAGATACTGTCGGGAAAACATATATGGGACAGTATGCAGATTTTGAAAAAGCTGATTCTGAAGATCCGACAAAGTATCGGTGGAGTAAATTTCAAGGTCCACAGGGCCCGCAAGGTGAACAAGGACCACAAGGCTTGCAGGGGTTACAAGGTGAGAAAGGTGAACAGGGTATCCCTGGTCCAACAGGAGAGACAGGTGCCACCGGAGCAACAGGTCCTCAAGGACCGGCTGGTAAAGACGGAACGAATGGGAAGACCAGTTATTTCCATATAAAATATTCCCCAGTAGAGAATCCAACCTCATCACAGATGTCAGAAATACCGAATACCTATATCGGAACCTATGTGGACTATACAGAGCCGGATTCGACAGATCCAAGCAAATATACCTGGTACAGATTTAAAGGCTTACAAGGTGAACAGGGAACACAGGGAATCCCAGGAACCAATGGTGCAGATGGGAAAACATCATACTTGCACATTAAATACTCCAATGATGGTGGTAAGACATTCACATCAAATTCTGGAGAAACAGTCGGGGATTACATTGGACAGTGTACGGACTTTAATCGGGCGGATCCTACTACGGTGGGAGCTTATACATGGAGTAAGATCAAAGGTGAAACAGGAGCGAAAGGCGAAAAAGGAGATAAGGGAGCCACAGGAGCTACAGGTCCTCAGGGACCTCAGGGAGTGAAAGGTGATACTGGTGCGACCGGACCACAAGGTGTAAAAGGTAATACAGGACCACAAGGACCACAGGGGCCACAAGGGCAGACAGGAACAGCTGGTAAAGATGGACAAATGCTCTATGCGACATGCGATACCGCATCTGAAACTGTAGCGAAAGTTGCAACTCTTGCATTAGGAACATTATCCCTCAAAGCCGGTGCTACTGTCGCAGTACGATTCAGATATGCAAATACAGCATCCAGTCCAACACTTAATATTGCTGGTACAGGTACAAAAGCAATGTATATCCAAGGTGTCCGGGATGTATATTGGACCGACGGAGCAACCGTAACCTTCACATATGACGGTATAAACTGGAGAGTGGCATCCGAACCAGTATATGCGCCAACAGCTACGATCGGTAATGCTGCTGGATTCAATGTGTTTATAGATGGAACCAGTGTACAAGTTAGGAAGGGGACTGAAGAACTTGCATCCTTCAAAGGTGACGAGATTCGATTAGGAGAGGGTGTCGATTGTGCAAAAGTATTTATAGGTGATCTGGAAATAGGTGTAGATGGAGCAGAAACATATCTTAGAAATTCATCTACGAGAATTTCAACGAAGGCATCACATGAGGGCGGATCGGCATCAGTACCATCAGTAGTAGTTAATGATACAGATACGTATGTGAACGGCGAGAGTATGACTGCTTTATTTACAAAGGTGGATAACAAGGCGAACAGAGAGTGGACATTACTAAAGAACCAGACCTCAGCAGGAAACTCCACAATTACAGTCGATGTATCGCAGTATTCAGAGTTCATGATCACGTGCGGACTTGCAAGCAGTACAAATGGAAATTATTACCGAGAACTTGCAAGCACGATCGTACCGGCACAGGTATTAA